TGAGAAAGTATCTTTAGCTCAAGTACAAGGTGAAAATCAAAGAGCAATCTTAGATTCTGAAGTACAGATGAAGAAAATGGAAGCTGCACTTAGACAGAAATTGCTAGATTTTGAGCTACAAGTTAAAGAAATGGAGCTTAAATATGGTACTAAGATTAATGAGCTTGAAATGAAGAACAGATCTATGATAGAACAACAACAAGTTAGACAATCAGGTGATTTGTTTAAAGAAATAATGAAAGGTCAAAAACAGTTCTTTAATGAAAAAGGATCTAAACAAACAGATTTCGGAGGGGAAAAAGGCCCAGCTACTGCTGGACGAACCCCTGATGAAAGAGGCGTTTAATTATTTAAAAACTCGTTATCGAGAAGAAATATTTAATACGTCTTACAACGATCACGATCAAAGACAAGTTCTTTGGATGGCCTATAATATGGTCGAGAAAATCAAAGGACATCTTGAGTCTGTGATGAATGAGGGAAAACTAGCTTCCAAAGAGCTAGATCAACTACAGAACCTAACTAAGTAATTAGAGGTTCATTTCGCCAATCTTAATCGAAGCGATCAACTATAGGAGAATCTATGAAAGTAGATAAAAGCGTACAAGGTGCTGCTGATAAACTATTAGGATTACTGAATCCTCAAGAAGGACAATCAGAACCTAAGAAAGATCAACCAGCTCCACAAGAACAAACAGAGCCAGTAAAAACTGAACCTGTTGCTGAAGAAGTTAGCAAATCCGAGACTGAGGAAGCTAAACCTGAAGCTGAAAGTTCTGAAACACAAACTGAGACGGAACAAACCGAAGAACAAGAAATTCAAAAACCTTCGCTCCACCGAGTCAAAGTACAAGGTCAAGAGCTAGAGGTCAGCTTGGACGAATTGAAATCAGGTTATTCAAGAGACTCAGATTATAGACAAAAGACTCATGCTTTAGCTGAAGAGCGAAGAATGCTTGATGATCAAAAGACAAGTCTTAGTCAAAGTTATGACAGCAAACTTAAAGAATTAACTGATTTGATAGGTGCTGCCGAGTCATACATCGGTCAATCTTCTGAAAAGGATCTTCAGAAATTATATGAAGATGATCCTACACAAGCTGCAAAGATAGATTTTCAACAGCGTCAGCAAAAAGAAAATTTTAACAGACTTAAGCAACAAGCTGAGAATGTTAAGCTTCAGCAGTATAATAGTTATTTAGAAGAACAAAAAAGACTCGCTGCAACAAAGATTCCAGAATATAGCGATCCAGTCAAGGGAGTTACATTCAAAAATCAGATGAAGAATACTTTATCTGAATATGGATTTAACGATCAAGAAATAGGTTCGTTAGCAGATCATAGATTCCTAATGGTTCTAAGAGATGCAATGGAATACAAAAATCTTAAGAGCAAACCAGTTACTAATAAAAAGGTAACTACAGCTCCAAAGGTTGTTAAATCAGGAACTCCAAAAATGGAGGATTCTAGACGTGCTGCTGTTAAACAAAAAATTGGTAGATTGAGAAGATCAGGTAAAATCAATGATGCTCAGTCTGCTATTCTTGAAATAATCGGAAAAAAATAAGGATAAAACATGGCACAACCAACAAACACATTTGATACTTACGATGCAGTAGGTATCAGAGAAGATTTGCAAGATGTTATTTATTCTATCGCTCCAACTGAAACTCCTTTCATGAGTGCAGCTGCGAGAGAGCAGATTAAAAACACTTTGCATGAGTGGCAAACAGATTCACTTGCTTCTGCTGCAACTAACAATGCAGTAATTGAAGGTGATGAGGCTACTTTAGATGCATCAACTGCCACTGCTAGAATCGGTAACTTTACACAGATCATGGATAAGACTGTTGTAATTACTGGTACGCAAGAAGCAGTAGACAAAGCTGGTAGAGCAAGTGAACTTGCATACCAAATCGCTAAAAAATCCAAAGAGTTGAAAAGAGATATCGAAGCAACTCTACTAACTAACCAAGCAAGAGCAGCTGGTAACGCATCAACTGCTAGAACGTTTGGTTCTATTGGTGCTTGGATTGCAACGAACGACAACTTAGCTGCTGATGGATCTTCTCCAACAGCTTCTGATGGTTCTGACGCTAGAAACGATGGAACACAAAGAGCTTTAACAGAAGATATGGTCAAAGAAGTTATCAAAGGTTGTTGGAACTCAGGTGGTAATCCATCTGTAATTATGGTAGGCCCATTCAACAAACAGAAAATCTCAGGATTTACTGGTGGATCTACTAAATTCGATGCTTCAGAAGATAAAACTCTATACACTTCTATAGACATATATTCTTCTGATTTCGGTGATCTAGAAGTTGTTCCTAACAGATTCTCTAGAGATAGAGATGCATTAATCCTAGATATGGATTACTGGTCTGTAGGATTCTTAAGAGATTTCACTATGCATGAACTTTCAAAAACTGGTGACTCAGAGAAAAGACAGCTATTAGCTGAACTTACTTTGATCTCTAGAAATGAAGGTGCTTCAGGTGGAGTATTCGACTTAACAACATCATAATCTATAAATGTATAGGGGAGTAACCTCAAAATACTCCCCTTGCATAAATCCAAATATGAAGTATTAAGAGGTCAATAATACGGAACGTATAAAGGAGAAAACATGAGAACATTAAACGACTATTTTTTAACTGCTGAGATCGAAGATATTAGTACAGCATCTTCTACATTTGTTGCAGTACCTGATGGTGGTAAAATAATTAAAATTATTACTGCTTTACAAGGTGCTATATCAGGTGCAAATGCTGGATTATCTTTTGAAATCGGTGGTACAGCTGTAACTGGTGGCGGCATAACTGTTGCCCATTCAGGATCAGCAGCTGGAACTGTAGATTCAGCAGTACCTACTGCTCTTAACAGAGTAGAAGAAGATGGTACTATTGAAATTCTTACAGACGGAGCTTCTACTGGAGCACAAAAATGTCTTGTTACATTTGTAATAAGAAGATAATTAATTAAGGGGAGAGTAATCTCCCCTAACAAATAATATAATAAAAGGAAACAATGGCACACAATCACGCATTAAAAGTAGTAAGTCACGAAAAGGTAAGTGCAAGTGGAACTTCTGCACAAAGTGCTGCATTTGCTGCAAGTATATATTTTGTCAGAATAGTATCTGATGAAGATTGTTTTATTGAATTTGGTAGCAATCCAACTTCAACAACAAGTAAAATATTTTTACCTGCAAAAGATGTAGAATACTTTAAAGTTTCTCCAGGTGAGAAAGTAGCAGTTATTTTAGCATCAGGAACAGGCAACCTACACGTATCACAACTATCTGAATAATGTCTATCTTACGAGGTAAGGACTCAGACGGAACTAAGTATTTCGTTGAGGCCGATGGAAAACTTACAGTTAAAAATTCACAAGATGTAAATCCTATTCTGCAAAAGAATAAAAGATTATATACAATGAATGATGGCTATTCTAAAAGTAGAGACATCAAACGTGTAGCTAGTATACCAAGCCTTGTATTACAGATTTGGGCCAAAGAATATAACGGATCTAATAATTGGTTTGCAATACCATTAATAGAAAGAAGAAGAATTTTAAAACTAAAACTTAATAGTAACGAGTATCGTTATTTTAGAACAGCATCAGGAAGATTATAATGGCATTATCAACATACACAGAATTAAAAGCATCTATAGCAAACTTCTTAAATAGAAGTGATTTGACTACAGAAATACAAGATGACTTTATAAAACTTACTGAAGCTGATTTTAACTCCAAGTTAAGAATAAGACAGATGGAGCAAAATGATGATATTACAATAAATGCTGAAACAGTAACTGTACCAACAGGATTTATTGCAGTACGATCATTTCATATATTATCAGGTGGTACTAAATATCACTTAGAATATATAACACCAGGAAACTTATTTGAAATCAAAGGAGGATCTACATCAGGTATGCCAAGAACATACTCGATAGAGTCTGATAATGGAACAGAAAGTTTTAGATTCGCACCATCGCCTGACACGAGTTATACAGGTAAGCTACAATATTATAAAGCTTTTACTGCTTTGTCTGATAGCAATACCTCTAATTATATTTTGGCAAGTCATCCTGCTATCTACTTATATGGGTCGTTATATCATGCTAGTAATTTCATTGGTGGCATCGATGCTAATCAAACGCAACAATGGTTAGGTATGTATTCAGCAGCTATGGAAAGATGTGAAAACAATGATAGACAAGATTCATATGGATCTGCACCTGTTGTACAAAGAACAGATGTAAGTACAGATCTGTCATTCTATAGGAGAAAATAATGCAAATACCTTTTGGAGAGTGGCTTCCTGATCAACCTAAACATTTGAATCCAGGAGCTAACGTAGCAACAAATGTATATTACGCATTAAATTCTTATAAAAGATTTCCGTCTTTGGTAGATTATAGCTCTAACAATATGGGAGCTGACGCTAGAGGTGGTGGTTCTTTTAGAGATAACTCAGGTAATGTATTTAACTTTGTTGCAAAGAATACAGATATATATCAATTAGCTAGTGGTGCATTTACTTCTAGAAAGTCATCACTTACAGGAGGCAATTCAGATTACTTTACATTTACACAGTTTGGTAATCATATCATAGCAAGTAATGGTGTAGATGCACCTCAGTATTATTTAATGGGTACATCAACTAACTTTGCTAATTTATCATCAATAGCTACATCAGGTAGTGTTCCTACATTTAGAGTATCA